GCGTGGGCGTCTATCTGGCGTATTCCACAATTTCACCCGATCGGTATTCCTACCATGGGCGCATACCGTGAGTGTCGCCGCCAAAGTCTACGCGGTATCAGTATCGCCGATAGTTTTGATGAAAGCGTTGAGGCTGTGCGAGCCGCTGCCGACGGTGGTGACTTTGCGGCCTATATCGAGGCGCAGGGCGGTGCAAATGTAGCAAGAGATTTACAGACCGTTCGTGTCGCTCGCGAGATAGCCGACGAGCTCAACGAATACGACGAAGAAGTCCCGAAGGTTGTCGGCATCTTTGCGCCGCATCTTGGTGAAAGTCACATCCACAAAACTCGCGAGACTCAATGGCGCATCGTCAGCAAGGCCGTTGACGTTGACCTTGATCCTTTGACTTTAAAAAGCGCCTCTGGCGCGCCTCGGAGTCCTGTCAATAACTGTGGGGCAGGCCAGCACAGTGTTGACATAAAACCAGCGGTTACACCGTCTGAGTACGCCGCAGCGGTGATAAAGCTAATAGAAAGCGGCGATGCTAGTTGGAATGATCCTGACGTCGCCAAGGTGATGAGAGACACAGCAAAGGCACAATCGCCAACAGTTAGTCGGCATCAACGTAGTGCTGATCCTTATAAACCGCGTGATTTAGCGCCATCCGCACGACTTACCCGCATTGAACGGGATAGAACGTGGCAGATAAGCCGAGATTTAGCCAAAGAAGGTATTACCGCGAAGCGCTGGGAGCTTGAAGCGTTGGTGCGAGGTGCAACAGTGCATTTAGACGAGAAGGTGTTTACGTATCCAATTCTCGATGAATGGAGGGATAATGCTTTGTATTAAAACAAAATTATTAATAATGACAACATGAATTATTACTATCAATTTAGCTTGTGGATGGCGCACGTGAGCAATCAAACGGATTAAAAAAGATGCATTCATGTTGTGTCATTCATATACAAATTAGTTCAACTTTTAGCATGTTCCCTTTAATGTTTAAATTGAGGTCTCAAGTAGTTAAAATTAACTGGAATGGAGAAAGCCACGGGAAACCGTGGCTTAATAATTATCAACCATAATTTCTTTGAGCAGAGGAAATAGCTTTTTGTAAATTATCTAAAAGAGCTTTACGTGCTGCTGATAAAGGGTTACCTCTCCATTCTTTAGGAAGTGAACGCTTGTTAGATTCTTCCTGTAAGGGAGCATATAATTTACCCATATAGTCAAAGAACACAATCGCTCTATCTGCTCTATACTTTATTCTTTGAACAACATCACTTGAGCTATTTGTTATTTTCTGCTCTAGAGACTTTAATTCTTCCCATGTATCATCATCAGCTATGAAAGTGTCCATCATTACCGATTCGATGAACATAAAGTTTGATATTAACTCTCTTGTGATATATCCACCAAGTCTTGTTGGATAATAGCTAGAGCTAAATGAAGCCTTATCATGAGATGCTGTATTAATAAATCTTAATATGCACAAATCTTGCAATACAGATAATGAAATGGCATCGCCTACACCTACACTTCTCAAATTTTTTCTTAATTCTGTGCCATCGATATATTGGAATGATGCTTCGCTGCTATATTGAACTAACGCAGATAAAATAAATAACCTTAGCAATTGTAGGTTTGTTTTTCCTTTTCTTGAATCAAAAGGGTTTCCAACTAATGAATATGCCTCTGAGTATAGAGCTTGGTTTCCTAATAGAATAGCTCTTAGAGCCTCATGTCTTGGTAAAGTATAATTTCCAGTCGCCTTATAAGTTTGCCATGCTTTCCCGACATTGCTATAGCCATGTTCTAGGAACTCTCTTGTCATTCGCAAGGCATTTCTAATGTCACCAGCAGCCAAGACTTCTAATAAACTGCCAACCTCAGTCCCTAGTACGGAACTCTGAACAAGAGTAATAATATCTGCCACATTTTCTACATGGAATTTCATGCCATTTTCAGCTACGAAATCGCCTTGCTCAGAAGCCACCATGTTTTTTGCTAAGAAAAATCTCTTTGATAAAACAGCTTCAACTTGAGGCGGTTCAATTAAAATAGGGTCAAAATCAAATGCATTGAATGCAGCCGTGTTTCTGTGCTCAACGTAGGTTGAGTTCCTTAAGGATATCACCAAGTTAATTTTCAATCGTTTTGCGAATGCAACACAGTCAGTAAAAATCTGAGATTGAGTCTTTTCATCCAATTGGTCTACATTATCAACTACTAGAAAAACAGGTGCGTTTTTTGTGGCGTATGAGAAAAGATTATCTATATAAGGTTTTATTTTTTCGTAATCATCTTGCAGCTTCTTCGTTATAACTCTATTTATTTCTTCAGTATTATTTGTTAAAAGGAATGCTGGACCTTTTTTTATCGCATCAATTTCTTTTTTATATGCGTGTTCAACGCACAAGTGAAAATCAGAAAAATATGGATCTTCAATGATGTAATCTTTCATATTTTTATATATGAAATCTATAGGTGTTTCATCGTTTGTGTAGGCCAAAAAGTCAACTCTTATCCAATGTGGGTAGGGTTGGCCTACTTTTTTCTCGAAGACGGCTGCTGCGGAAACATTCCGAGTATAATGCAAAAAAGTTGTCTTCCCAGCACCTACTGTACCTAAAATTACAATAGCCAATGGGTTTGAGTTCTTATGGGCTTTGGATAAAGCCTCTCGGAATATATTTACATCCCTCTTTTGCATCGGGCGTACTGGTTGTGCATTAAATAAATGCTGGCTTTTTGAAATGTTCATGTTAATTCTACGATCAAATTTCATTCGGTCGGGGGAATTGACATAACAGCGCTCGAAGAGAGATGGTTCTATATCCGTAATATTGTCAGAGAAGGCTGTTGTTATAGCTTGCTCTATTAGTGGATATATTGGATTTCTATTATCATAAGAATTTGTTCTTCTGATTATATTTTTTAGTCTGCGCTCCTCAATTTGATCCTGACTGTTTCCTAATAGATAGACTTCGAGACTTGAGTTTATGACAGCTTTTCGTGATAAAAGATCATAAAACTCTTTAAAATCATCTCTTAATACGCTGTCGAGGCTATTAAAAACTCTGGCATAAGATGAGCTAAAAGCGACCTGATCAGTTCTGTTAGCAGGGAAAACTATCCACTGAATGCCATTTGTAACCACGGCAAATTGAATACTTAGCTTTCTACAATAATCGCGAGCTTGAATAATTGCATCTCCGAAAGCGCCACTAAGTACATTGTTTGAAAGCTTTAGCCTTCTATCAAATTGTTGTGTTTCAAATGGTATACCTATTTTCTTTGCTTCAATTATGAAAGCTGTACTGGCAGTTCTAACAACATAGTCTGCGAAGGTCGTTTTCCCGTCCTCGCTAACCCTTTCCTCAACTGAAACATCATTAAGATCCCATTTTAGAATTTGAAACAGAATTTTATCGATAACTTTAAGCCTTGTCTCTGCTTCATTAGCATGGGCAATATCAAGTTTTTTAGAAATGTGAATAATTTCATCTATTATCTGACTCATCATTATTCCTTATGTAATATTCATTTTTGTATTGTATATTAAATTACCAGTACTTTGAAATTATGAGTATTTGAGGAGACAGGAGCATTATCTTGCATGAAATTGCATAATCTAGATTTTTGTACTGGAGGAAGCTGTGCTGCAGCCTGCAACGCTTGAGATACAATATTCACTTGCATAAAAATCGGCCTATAAAGCGGGCAGGCGTGGCGGGGATAGCATTGCGCGCTGAGGGTGTTAATACGGTTATATCTGATCGTCTGAGGGCATCGTGGTGCTGTTTGGGGTGTCGGTTTGGATGTTGATGCGTCTTTTCGCTTCCTCGCGGTGCTGGCGCTCCTGTGGGCGCTGGTGAGGGATACAAAAAAGCCGCCCGGCGGCGGCTGTTGTGGTTGTCTGTTCGTTACTTGTTTTTCGGTAGCTCGTAAGGCTTAAAGCGAACCACTTCCTGACCGAGAAAGTCATTCACCTCTTTGATGCGCTCCTGTAAGGGCGTTAGCTCGTTGCGCACAAAAACCTGAGCCGCTTTGACGACGTCACCAAAGCCGCCGGTGTTATTGGGCACGACGCCCATCATCTGGGGTGGCACGCGGTGCGCGCTGAGCAAGTCATCGCGGGTCGCGTTCTTGATGTTAAAGAAATCATCCTTGGTCGCTACCTCGCTAAGCGGCACAATCTTGATCCCATCGGGTTTACCGTTCGGCGCGTAGAAAAACAGGTTTTTAAAATTACCCAGCCCTTTCGAGCTGCGCATCGCTTCACGCAGTGCCTCAACGTCGGTGTTACTCTGCGCGGCATCGGTCACGTACATGATGTAACCCGCGTGCGCGCCGTTCTGGTAATACTTGCGACGGAACAGGGTCGCGGATTCATTCAGCCATGCTGAGTTGAGCGAGCTCATATATTCCGGTAAGCCGTAAAGCTCCTGATTAATATCTGGCTCAATCAAATGGAACACCGAACGCGGCGCGAAACGGTGCGGCTCTTTGAATGACTGCACGAACCAATAAACATCCTCCTCAACGCCTCGGCGGGTATATTTCGCCGGTGAGCACTCCAGTCGCATAACCTCCCCAAGCTGATTAAAACGCTTCTCTAAAAAAGCATTTCCAAAGACCAGATAGTCGAGCACGTAGCGGCTAAATTCCTGCTGGCTCAGTAA